CACTTCTCACCTGATACGTTAATATCAATCCATCTATAAATACCAAAGGTGGCACCGTAAGCATATTATTTTGATATTGTGTACTTCCTTGAACCATAGGCTGTCCACTACCTACAATAAAATCAATTACTTTATTAGTTCTTCTTACAAAATAATCTTCTACAATTATATACTGTGAATCAGGTAAAACATAATCCGTAGGTACCTGACAATTATTATAAAGTATTGGTAGCTTTAATGATAACTCAAAAGTTACCCCTGCTAAAACATCTTCTTGCCCTTGCCTAAAATATTCAAAATTGAATGAACGATCCATTACCCATTCATGCAAATCCCATCCAATCTGCGCCAAAAGATCATGGCCTATCTGCTCACAATCACTCTGCATTTCAAGTTCATCCATATTTTCAACATGATGGATATCTGCAACGGTTACCAATATTTGGTATGTCTTTTCCTTGCCTGTGATGGATGATGTATTTAAGGTATACCACACCGCAGGGTATTCGACATCCTTATAATCAAAAACTAAAAAATCTTCAGCTTTTAGATGCTTTGCAGTCCTTACCATTTTGTGGCCTGACGCTATCTCTATCAGCTTTTTGATTATTTGATTTAATGTTAGACTCATGTTTCTTTAAATAAGCTTTTAAAAGCTTTTGAATTTTGTTTGTATATTGACTCATCTGCAACAAGATAAAAATTCATATTTATACCATTTCGGCATCTCCTTACGATTCACATCCGTATTACCTAAATAAATACCAATCTCAAAGGATGTACGCTTAGGAACGAAAGTATCTACACGACTGCCCGGATTAATATATTCCTGAAACTTTGACCCTGTGCCTGCTTCCTGAATCAAATACCTGATAAGTCTTTCCAAATACCATTCCGCACGATTCTTAAATTTAGCAGTAAAGTCGTCAATCTCAGAACTACTAACCGCTTCGCTGTTTTCCGTAGTCTTACGGGTAAGGCCCTTGTTCCACAATTGGAAGCTCAAGGCAGGCGCCAACTCACTTATAGTGTAATGTATTAACGGATCGCGTATGTAGTCTTTTAATAGCGTTTCTTCGTCTGCAGTTAGATCGTCATTATCAATTCCATCCTGCAGCCTTTCATATAGGGCTGTACCTAAAACGGGAAGTATGTACATCTCTTGCACCGCCTTAATTTCAGGCACAATCATTTTGCTATCAATGTTCTTATGTACGGCACTACGCTCGTAAATATTTTCAGGACTGACAAATAAAATATCTCTCATGTTTTATTTTTTCTTCATTACGATATTAGATACCCATTGATGCCTACATTCTGTCGATCTATTGCCAGATGGCTCTGTATACCATCCTCCTTTTCTATCCCATACACTATAACCTAATCTCATTGACATAGATTCTATTTCAGAGCGTGACCATAATTTTTTTAAATCCTGCAACCTTGCACAAAAATCACGTCTTGTACTTTTATCTGAATTATTAAATCCATCTTTCCATTCATAAGAATAAAGGATTTTAAAATTTAATGTTTCAGGTTTCTTATCCGTTTGCTGTTTTAATGGCTCTGTCAAAGTACGCTCGATAACCTCATCCTGCCCTACCGTTTTGATCTTTATAGATATGCGGCCCTCACCTGCTAAACGTTTTAAAATCTCTTTCACGCTGTCAACTTCCAGATCCAATGTTTCTGCAATAACCTCAGGGGTAATTCTTTTATCCTTTCTAAGCAGATCCAATACGTTTGTTTCTATTTGTGTAACGTCCGCAAATGTTTCCTTACCGAAAACAAACTTTGAACTTTTGACAATCAGATAATCATTTTTAGACTCACCACACTTTGCAAACTCCGCTAACAACAGCTCATCCTTTTCATGACTGCTGAACTCCTGCACCTCGTTATCTATCGCCAGCATCGTATTCACTTCGTCATCATTCAATCCCAAACTACTTTTTAAAAGTAACTTTGCCTGCTCCTGACTGATCTCACCCTTTTCAAACTTTCTGATAATGCGCGTTAAACTTTGCCATTGCCGGCCACTTAGGTTCTTTAAATTCTCATTAACAATGGCTTGCTGTGTTTGTGTTGGTTGAACATCTGTTTGTGCAATTTCAGGATATAAACTTGCATCAATACCTATTTTTTCTAACAGCCACTTTTTAGGAGCAATCTGCAGTAATGTTTGTTCGCTAAATTCAAACCCTATCGGCTCAACAGGTATAATCTTATGCTCTTTGCCTGTAACCTCTGCAAACAATAATTCTAACGCTTGCTGCTTGTCATTTACATAGGTTGACTTCATTATCTCATAAGCATCCCGAATCTCACTACGGCCCCCTAATTGCCCCTCAATACGAATCCCAAACAACATGGGACTAACTACCTGATGACCGCAAAATATCTCTTGCTGTACGCTTTTAGAAAGTATATCGAAATGCTTATCTAATTCAGTACTGCTTAGATCATCCAATTGCGGCCGCTTGTTCGGATCTTTACCAAAGTTTAAAACGATATTACCCGCATTCTCACTACCCGTAAACTTACTTTTAAATCCCTTTTCAATCTCTCTTTTCTCCTCCTCCGTAGGTATGCCCTCAAAGAAACTAATCATCTTTGACGCAAACATCCCATTAGTGATCGTACTCAAATGGTATTTGCTGATCTCAATATCAGTCTGGATGGCATTCAAAGCACCCATATATCCGGGATAAGAATACGTTTCAACACCCGGCCTGTATTCTTTATAATAAAGTATTTGTGTTTGATTACGAAGTAGATTAACTTCTAATTTAGGGTTATAAGCAGAAAATACCTTAGGCTCATCATTCTTTTTAAGGCTATCCCAATCCTTAACATAAAACTGAGTATTGTCTTTGCTCGATCTTACCTTTTGATAAGGCACATGATAAAATGCGCCTATCGTACCCGCCGCGTTGTATTGAATTTCCAAATAACAACCTCCAAAAACTTCAATATCCAAACAAGCCTTTTTAAGTATTTCATTGCAATTCTCATAAGGGTTTGCCTGTAACACTTCATCAAATCCTTTGCCGGTAATGTAGTTGACCTTACCTAAAACAATACCATTATGTTTACTGCTTTTATTAAACATATTAAGCAGCATATTTGGAAACTTATTATCCTCTCCAAATAATACCCATCCCTTGTTAGGCAGCTCCTTCATTACAGGAACCTTCACATCTGCAAACTTTATAAAAGAAACACTATGTCGCATCATATACTTTAAATGTTGTTGGATTATCGTATTTCGTTGTCGTTACATCCTGACCATCTGATAAAAACATTAATCCCGTTTCAACTATGGCGCCAGCATTCGCCTCAATCAAATTTGATGGGCTTGCCTGCTCGTAGATCGTATAGGTAAACCATCCCTCATCCTTTGTGGCAAAGTATGTATTGACCACTACATCAAACTCATTATACCTATCTTGATATAAACTCTGATCGGCTGAATTAACAAGCACAAACTTAACCTTTTCATTCGTTATTCGCGATTGAAAAACACAAAGAAAGTTAGCATCCAAAATGGTTTGCTTCTCCTTTAATGTAAGATAAATAGTATCCGTTTGTCCTTTTGTAAACTTTATCATTCCTTACATAAATACTATTAAACAAAAACGCCCGCCTATTTCAGGCAGGCGCTTAACCGTTAATCTTCTATTTTTATCCAGCAGTTTCAAGAGCTGCAGCAACACCGCTACTTACTTCATAAAGTTGATCGGGTTCTTTACCTACAAATACGAGGCTATAACCCGAACGATCTCCAAATGCAGTACCGCTTCCGCTTGTAGATCCACTCATATCCAAACCTCTTTCCTTACCGAGCATCCAATATTTATTATTATTATCCTTTACAACTACAATAACAATATTTTGTGCTAACAGTTTTAATTCAGTATTGATAGCGGCAGAAAGTTTGTTAACTACGATGGTCAAATTTTGCTCAAAGAACAAAGTACCATTCTCAGTTGATACAGTTGGATTGTGAGTGAACGAGCCAGTTTCTTTTGGCATTTCGTACTTCCAGAATCTTTTACCTGAAGCCTTAGTAAGTCCAGTTACAACACCCGAAGAGGTTGCCATTGTACTAACATTAGCCTTTTCAATAAAATAGACTTCGGTTATCCCCCCCGCCGAGTCCTTACAGTCTAATGTGTAGCCCTGGGTCAAAGCACAGCTCATAAAAATTTTTTTATATGTTTAAAAAAGGGCGGCTATTGACCGCCCTATGTTATTAATCAATTACGCTTCGAAACGAACCACCTCATCAGGGAAGGCTAACTGCACACCCAGTTTCAGGTTGGCAGAAAACTTAACGTTTCTATCGTCTTGAGAGTACCAAAGTTCAAACTGATCTTCTTCGCTGATCAAATCGACGCCTAAGAAGATATTTGACATTCTCATCGCGTAGATATCGTTAGTACCGTTCAAACCATGCACAGGAACAACTTTGTAAGAAGTACCGGGTACTAAAAACTCAGAATCGATAGCGTTGTTTGTTGAACCGGGATTGTAGTGGAACAAATTCAGATCCACATACTTCTGAATCAACAGAGTGTAAACATCCCATCCGCAGAAGATACGAACATCAGCCTTACCTTTAACGGCTGCAGGAAGAGCATTGATAACCGCAAGAACGGCTTTTTGTGCTTTCTCCATTGTATCGATACCTGTGATAGGCGCGCCTGATCCGTAGAATCCAGTTACGTTCGCGTTTATAGAAGTACCTGCATCAGCGATATGCTGACGAATACCTTTAAACTTATTCAAAAGTCCGTTAGTGCCACCGTAACCTGAACCAGTTGCAGTCCAGATAGCAGTTTCCAAAGCCTCTGCAATCTTACCAGCCTTACGTGCTGTGTATTCATTTGCAAATGCGATAGTATCGTAATTTCCGCCTGCAGGTAAAGCCTTCTGAAGATAAACAGACTCAAGATCTTTAGGGCATAAAGTTTCCTGAACCTTTACTTTACCTACAGTCAAAGTACGCTGAGTAAATTCAGTAGTACCTGAAGAAAGGAATCCGCAAGAGGAGTCATCTTGAAAGAATACATCTGTATCCATTCTGTTAACTGTTTGGCTGGATTTTACACCAGTCATAACATTACCTTCAGAAAGGATAAGTTGTTGTGTACGTGCCTCAAACAGCGAAGCACTAACGAGTAATTTCTCGTTTTGTTCTGTGTAAGCCGTAAGGCCTGTAACTAAAAATCCCATTTGATTTTATTTTTTAAATTGTGAAACGAATTGAGAATAAGAACGAATTTTATCAGACTTAGTTTCTGATGAATGTTTTTTGAAGTTGTTAGGTACTTCGGCAGGCGCTTGTGAAGGCACGTTTACCAAAGTATCTACCAGTTGAATCAATCCCTGCATGGCCTCAGATTGTTTACCGAATGCAGCCTTTAAACCATCATAATCGGATTTTAATGCTGAAAAGTTAGATTCGTAAGCGGAGAATTTACCCTCCATCTCAGCGATCTTCTTCTTCATTTCCTCATCTTCTTTTTTCTTTACATCTTCAGCACTTTCAATCTCGATCTCCACTTTATCTTCTTCAACTGCTTTGGGCATGATTTCAGCGATAACACCACCTTCGCCTAAAACTATTTTAGTACCATCGGCTAAGGTATGCTCACCAACAGGCGCAGGGCTACCATCTTCGAGGGTAACCATTCCGCCAACTTCCAACTTATCAATCATTATCTTAGTTCCATCTTCCAAAGAATAGGAAGGAGTAG